CTTCATGGAGTGTTTCCTGTGTGATGAATGTGTGGTTGTTTGCGCAGACGCGCTTTCGATAGGGTGCCCGTGTTTCCAGTACGTCTGTCCAGGCTTCGCACTGCGGGCACTTCATGCCACCAGCAGAGCAATGACTGCGCAGGCCAGCACGGCAATGAAGACGGCGCCTAGTGTGTTGATGCCGTCATCGTCAGTGCAGACGCGCTCGCAGGCGTCGGGTGCGGGGCAGGGCTTGCGGCCCTGATCGCAGGGGCCGTTGCAGTGCGGGTTCATGCTGCAATCGCCCAAGCAATCAGAACGCACATGCCCGTGATGCTGGCCCAGCCAATCAGGGCCTCAACCACGCTCATGGGAGCGCGTGTGCGCTCAATGGCGTAGGCGTGTTGGCTGTCATGGGGGAAAGCCTCTTGCATGGTGCGGGCGTATTTGCGGGTGGTGGGTGTTGTCATGATTGAACGTCCTTGTTGGTTAGGTGCCGGTCTTTCCCGGCTGTCACCCTTGGAGCCACTTGGGTTTAGCGTTACCAGGGCAGAAAGCTCACTTGATGAAAGGCACCGGAAAGTTAGTGAACTCTCTGCTGCTCCGGTAGTGATTGTGCGCCACGATGAGGAAAGCGCAATTGCTTGTGCGCAAAATACAACATCAGTGCTTTCCCTAGTTAGGGCTTGATCCACAGCACGGGGCTGGCCCAGCTTACTTGCTGGTCCTGCAGCAGCTTGCCCGAGTCGGTGGACAGCGTGAGGTTGAAGGCATCTTTCCTGTATCCGCGCCGCACATAGGCCAGCACTTGGGTGCCATCCTGCAGAGCGCATAGGCACATGCTGTCGATCTGGTCGCGGGGCTCGCGTTGTTCTGACGCAACAAAGAACACCCATCCGTCTTTGTTATGGCCTGGGCTGCGGACTTGCACTGCGTAGCTGTCTGCTGGTACGTCCGCAGGCGCGATGATCTTTTCGTGTGTACGCGCTGCCAGTAGTGTGATGTTGCCTGCGGCATCGCAGACGCCTGAGACAGGCACGCGCTTGACGCCATCGTCTACCTTGATGCCCGCTTGGCGCATCACTTCGCTAGCTGGTACGCCGAGAATCTGCGCAATGCGGTTGGCTTCATGCAGCGACATCTTGCGCTTGCCGCGTAGCATGTAAGACACTGCCGCCGCGTCAACGTCCAAGAGCTTGGCGAGCCCTCGCTGTGATAGCTCAATCCCTTTCAACCTGTCTCTGAACCATCTTGTGTTCATCGGCATAGATTGCACTACACTCAGCGTTGCGTCAATCGCACCGTGATCCACTCCTAAGAACAGTTCTATGACCATACCCACCATCCACAAAATTGAACCGGCCTATACCGTCCTTGAGCGGCTTGGCGGCAAGTCCACTGTTGCCGCAGAACTCAAGGTCGCTCCCTCTACGCTGTCACGCTGGTGCCAACCTGTGCCCGCTGGCACTGGTGGCGTCATTCCTCAACGTCACTGGCCTGCGCTTCTGGCATTTGCCAAGAAGCAGGGCCTGTCACTGGATTTGTCCGACCTTGTGCGCGTCTGACTCCCATGCACGCGGGAGTCGCGCTTATGACAAATTCGGATTTCCTGGCTGAGGCCATTGGGCCGCTTTCGCAGGATGAGTACGGTTGGATTTGCAGCTTTGCCGCCCCACCAGATCAAGGTCTGTGGGCTGGCAGGTTCTGGACTGCAACGGAGCGCCAAGCCGCCATCATTGATGGGGCGTCTGGCTCCAATAACTACTTCAGCACCGCTGTCCTGTCTGGCACCACTGAATCAGGCCAGATGGCCCGCACCAAAGGCACGTTCTCGCGCTTGGCCTGCCTTGTTGTTGATGACGTAGACCCTGACTCCTTGCTTGGGGGCTTTAGTTGGTCAGTCCAGACGTCTCCAGGCAAATTCCAAGTGGGTATCTTGTTAGATCGAGATGATCCAGATTGCAGCAATCTCGCGCTTGTAGACGCTGCCATGTCGGCTCTGTCGGCTCGCGGGCGGCTGGGCGGGGGCAATGACTCATCTGGCAATGCGGCAGTTCGCTATGTACGCCTCCCGTATGGACTCAACACCAAGCCCCGGCCTGCTGGGCCTTGGGAAGTCAGGCTAGAAACCTGGGCGCCTTCTGTGCGTTGGTCACTGGCTGACGCTTGCGCTGCAGTGGGTCTGGACCTTGATGTCCTGCGAACTGCGGTAGGGCGTGGCGAAAAAACAACACGCAACAGCCCTACGGGTAGTTTGGGCTCGGTGGCCGGTGATGCTTTGTCGGTGTTGTCGGCGCCTTTGGATCAGCGTAGCTATCACGATGCAATCGTGCGTATGGCTGCGTCTTTGGTGGCTGGGGGCATGTATCCAGGCGCTGCTGTGGATTTCCTTTATAGCCTGATGGATCAGGTTAAGCCTGCGGGGCCGTTGGAGGAAGTGGCTCGCTGGTCTGCGCGTCGGGCTGAGATTCCTCGGGCTGTGCGCAGTGCTGAGAAGTTTGCGCCGCCTGATAGGGCGCCTGCACAGATAACCGTCAATTTGTTAGCACGACATGGCGCTGATGCAAAGGAAACGCCGGAATCTTCACATGATCTAGCGCCCCTCGACTGGGCAGACCTTGAGCGCACGCCCCCAGAGCCTGCCGTCTTCCGCGTGGCTGGCTGGCTTCCTGAGCGCACGACAACGCTTCTGTCCGCCAATGGCGGCGTTGGCAAGTCCAACCTTGCCTTGCAGCTGGCTGTAGCCTTGGCGTCTGGCTCTGAGTTCATGGGGCTCGATGTCATGCCTTCGCGTGTGCTGGTCATTAGCGCGGAGGATGAAGCCAGGACCGTGCATTTCCGCGTGGCGAACATCTGCGCGGACGTCGGCCTGTCTTTGTCCGCTCTGTCTGACCGCGTGGTGGTCTATGACATGGCCCAGGCTGATTGCGTGCTGTGGGCAGAGCATGGCATGACGGAGCGCATGCAATGGCTGTCTGACGCTGTAGAGCGCCATCGCGCCCAAGTGGTCATCATCGATAACAGCAGTGATGTGTACGCGGCCAACGAGAACGACAGGTCTTCTGTGCGTGGCTTCATGCGGGCGCTCAACATGATTGCTGCGCATCATTCATGTGCATGTCTTCTGCTGGCACATGTGGACAAAGCATCTGTGCGTATGGGCGCGGGGCTAGACACTGACTCGACGTTCTCGGGCTCGACTGCGTGGAACAACTCTGCACGCTCGCGCTGGGCAATGGTGCGTGATGGCGAGGTGATCTCGCTTCGCCATGAGAAGTGCAACCTTGGTCCGCGTCAGGAGGAGCTTCGCCTTGAGTTTGATGCTGCCGCTAAGGTCTTCCGTCGCTTTGGCACTGGGCCCGCTTCTGCTGCGGCTGCAGTGTTGAGAAATGGGCATCGTCTTGCGGTTTTGCGCCTTATTGGTACTGCCTGCGATAAGGGCCAGAACTTATCTATTAGCGCCCAGGCTAATAACAATGCATTCGTTGTGCTGCGCAATGCGGATGGGTTTCCGAGGGTTGATAGGCGGGATTTCTTCTCGCTCCTGTTTGATATGCAGCGCGATGGGTTAATCGAGGAACAGGAGTATGTTCGGGAGAATCGAGCCAAGGCTCGGCGCTTGGTATTGACTGAGGTTGGACGCCTGCGCATTGCTCAAGGCTCGGGCGCTCCTGCCATGTGGCGGGGCGGTGAGTGATGTTCTGGTGCGGGCTCTTGCGGGTCTGCACGCGCATGCACTAGCTATGCACGTGCACTGCTCGTGCATGGACGTGCAGGTAGGGAAAAGCAAAGCCCCCGCCGCCCTTGGCGGGGGGCTTTTCCCCTGCACAAAGGGTGCACGCGCACTCGCTCTGTAAGGGGTGTGGGGGGAGCGCGTGCAAAAGAAAAGCCCCCGCTTGGGGGCCTGGTGGTTGGGGGGTGGTTGGGGTTAGGCTGAGATGGCCTGAGCAACGTCTAGACCGTAGTAGGCGCGGATCAGGTCGGACTCTGAACCGAAGGCCTTGCATCCTGCAGCCACTGCAGCCAGCGTGGCGTAGTGCTTGCCGCCGCCAGTGTTCCAACGGCCCAAAGCAAGGCGGCGTGTGCTGATATACCAGCCTTCGCCCAAACGCGATAAGCAATACTCGGTACCGCGATATACGGCGGTTACATACTTGGTGGAGTTAATAACTGTGGTTGTCATGGTTGGCCTCGTTGGGGTGGTTGGGGGGTTGTGCCCCCTTGCGGGGGCGGTTGGGTTTAGATGATGAATTCGGGGTGGTTGCGAACACCGAAGATGTCGGCGTATTCAAGCAATGCAGCGCGGCTGCGCTTGGTCATGCTGGCGCGGATGAGAGCGGAGAGGCCGCGAGCCACGTAGTCGGGCATGCCGAACTTGTGTGCTTGCGCCAGCTTGATCACTTCGCGTTGTTCTGACTTGTTCATCGTTGTACCTCGTTGGGTTGGTGTGTTGCGATGGATGTATTGTGAGCTTTCCGCACCATGATGCAATAGGGTGAACCCTAAGTGATGAACTTTTTTTGTTCTGTGTTGCGTTGAGGTAACATCTCCAGCATGAGTGAAACGCAACTTGCTGCGCCTCCAACAAATGCGACAAAGCCTCGCGGCAAGCCCTTCCAGAAGGGCCACGCAGGCGGGCCAGGGCGCAAGCCGGGGGAAGCCATCGGCCTGACGCGCACGCTGCGCGAGGCCGTCGAGGTCGCTGCGCGTGACTGTCACCCGCAGGGCCTAGCTGGCTGGCTGGTGGACAGGGCGCAGGGCGGCGTACAGGACCGCCAGATATTCGCCAACATGGTTGGCAAGGTCATCCCGATACAGGTCAATCAAGCCGTCAGCGGCGGCGTCAGCATCTCGCTCAACTGGCTTGGCAGTCGCAACATCGGCACGATTGCGGCACAACCCAAAGTCATCGATGCGCAAACCATTGATTTGATTGAGGAATCCCAGCCGAGGCGCTGGATTGCTGATGAGAACAATGCGCAGGGCCTACAGGACGCGCAAGGCGCTTGGGTAGGCCAGGGTATCCAAGGGCCTGCGAACGCGGCTCCTAGGCCCGTTAAAACGCTTTCGCGGGGTGCTGGCACCGACCCCCCACCCCCCGGCGATCCCGACATGGGGGGGTAGGCAGCAGCAGGGGCCCCCTCCCCACGTTCAGCGTTGTAAAAAAAAGACATTGCGGAAAGCGCATTGAAACTCCAAGACTACCAACCCCGCAGCGTGTTCTTGCCGCTGCACAACAGAAGCAAGCGGTGGGCGTGCGTAGTCGCACACAGACGCGCAGGCAAGACGGTAGCCATGTGCGCCGATCTAGTCATAGGCGCACTAGAGACGGCACTGCCGCGTCCACAGTTCGCCTACCTTGCCCCATTCCGAGATCAGGCTAAGCGCGTAGCTTGGAACTACCTCAAAGAGCTAACGAAAGACGTCTGGCTCAAAGACCCCAACGAGAGCGAACTGCGGATCGACATCCGCAACGGTCATGGTGGTGAGAGCCGCATCTATGTGGCGGGCGCTGACAACCCGGACGCGCTACGCGGCATGTACTTTGATGGCGTGGTGCTGGACGAGACGGGCCAGATGCGCCCGAGCGCGTGGTACAGCGTACTGCGGCCAGCATTGTCAGACCGCAAAGGCTGGGCGATCTTCGCGGGCACGCCAGCGGGAAAGAACTTCTTCTGGCAACTGAAGGAAGAAGCGCGTCTGAACCCTGACACGCACCTGCTGTTGGAACTCCCGGCGTCAAAAACAGGCATCTTGGACGCCGAGGAACTGCGCGATGCCAAGGCGCAGATGACGGAGGAGACGTACGCGACGGAGTACGAGGTCAGTTTTGAGGCGGCGATTCCTGGCGCGTACTACGCCAAGCAGATTGGTGAGTTGTATGGGCTAAACAGAATTGGCGATCACAAGCTGGACCCGAACTTCCCGGTGGACTTCGCGGCTGACTTGGGGTTCACGGACTCCTGCAGCTGGTGGGGCTGGCAGACAACGCCAGACGGTTACCGCATTGTTGAGTTCTACGAAGCGGACGGCCAGCCGATTCAGCACTACATTGATTGGGTGAAGTCCAGGCCCTACAAGGTGGGCAATGTCTACTTGCCGCATGACGCCAGGGCCAAGAGCCTGCAGACAGGAAAAAGCATCGTCGAGCAGTTCCTCTCCAACGGCATACGCCCGCAGATCGCGCCAGAACTGAGCTTGCAGGACGGCATCGAGGCGGCAAGGCTGATCTTGAACAAGTGCTGGTTCCATGAGGAGCCGACATACGAGGGCCTAAACCATCTGCGGGCGTACATGCGCGACTGGGATGAGCGCACGCAGACGTTCAAGTCAAAGCCCAAGCACGACCAGCACAGCCATGCTGCGGACGCGTTTCGTTACTTTGCACTGAGTGCGAAACCAGTTTCGTCAAAAGTTCAACCCGGTACTAGAATCTCATCACGCAAAGACAAGGGCGTGAACTACGCCTTTGCCTTGGATGACATCTGGGACTGCGGGCCCAAGGCCACGACAAGGATCGGGTGATGGAACAAGTCGAGAAGATTGAGAGTGCCAGCGATTTTGAGAACACCCCGCAGGGGATGGCGCAGCGTTGGGGCACGGAGATCACTGCTTCCAAGCAGGAGCTGAACAAGTTTCACGATGAGGCCAAGAAGATTCTGGCCCGGTACTTGGACAAGCGTGACACCTGGGGCGAGAGCGAGAGCCGCGTAAACCTGTTCTGGAGCACGATGAAGGTGCTTCTGAGCATGCTGTATGCGCGGCCCCCGAAGGCTGACGTCAGCAGGGCGTTTCAAGACTTCGATGATGATCAGGCGCGTGTAGCGTCTACGATCCTGCAGCGGCTGCTGAACCGTGGCTTTGAGGAAGACGTCAGCGCCTGGGATTCTGCAGTGCGTCAGGCCATTGAGGACTGGCTCATTGTGGGCATGGGTCAGATTTGGCTGCGCTACGAGGTTGAGACTGAAGAAGTCCCTGAGTCCATTGATGCGATGACGGGAATGTTGATTCCTGCCACTGAGCGCATCGTGGAGGAGGACGCTCCGGTTGATTACGTCCATTTTGAGGACTTTTTCTGGTCGCCTGCACGCACATGGTCTGAGGTTCGTTGGGTAGCGCGGCGCGTCTACATGACGAAGGACCAGCTTGAGGCTCGGTTTGGCGAGGAGATTGCGCGTGTGGTGCCGATGACGTCGGCGCCAAAGACGCAGAACGACCAGAACCCGAAGTATGACCCGTGGTCGCGGGCTGAAGTCTTTGAAATCTGGTGCAAAGAGAACAAGAAGGTCTATTGGTACGCCAAGGGTAGCGAGGTCATTCTTGATGTGAAGGATGATCCGCTGGACTTGGACGGGTTCTTCCCGTGTCCCAAGCCTTTGGCGGCGAACATTACGTCGGCCAACTTCATGCCGCGTGCGGATTACGTCTTTGCGCAGGATCAGTTCAACGAACTGGATGAAATTAACACGCGCATCACTTGGCTGACCCGTGCGGCCAAGGTGATTGGCGTGTATGACAAGTCTGCTGATGGCATTCAGCGCATGTTCCAGCAGGCCTCTGAGAACCAGTTGATCCCTGTGGACAACTGGGCGATGTTTGCTGAAGCCGGTGGCGTCAAAGGCAAGGTTGATTGGGTGCCGATTGATCAGGTGGTCAACGCCATCAATCAGTTGCGCGTGTATCGCCAGGACAAGACGCAGCAGATTTACGAAGTGCTGGGCGTGTCCGACATCATGCGCGGTAGCTCAAAGGCCAACGAGACGGCCACAGCCCAGCAGATCAAGGCGCAGTTTGGCAGCACGCGGATGCAGCTAAACCAGTTCTACATTGCTGAGTGGATCAGCGAGGCGCTGCGGATCAAGGCTGAGATCATCTGCAAGCACTGGCAACCGCAGACGATTGCATTCAGAAGCAACATTGAGCGCACGCCTGATGCTCAATTCGCGCCGCAAGCCATAGCCCTGCTCAAAGATGAGCATGTGGCTCAGTATCGCATCAACGTCGAGGCTGACTCGATGGCTGCGCTCGACTGGGCGGCAGAGCGTGATGCGGCTGTGCAGTTCATGCAGGGCCTAGGCGCGTTCATCAGCCAAGTAGCCCCGATGGCCCAGCAGGTGCCCGAGGCGGGTCCGTACCTGATGCGAATGATGCAGTGGGCGGTGAGCAAGTTCCGCGTCAGCACGCAGATTGAGTCGATTCTTGATCAGGCCATTAACGGCATGCAGCAGCAGTTGCAGACGCCTAAGCCGCCTCCGCAGCCTGATCCTGACACGGTGATCAAGGCTCAGGTTGAGCAGGCCAAGATTCAGAGCCAAGAGAAGATTGCGATGATGGAAGCGCAGTCTGACCAGCAGATTGCGTCTCTGAAAGCCACCATCGAGCTGCAGAAGATCGAGATGAAGGCCAAGTTCGATCAGATGGCCCAGCAGTACGAGCAAGTGCTGCAGATGATGAACGTGCAGGCTCAGGCTCCGCAGTTCGATAATCTGGCGAATGCAGTTGCTGACATGGCGCAGAGGAATGCGCAGGGCCAAGAGATGACTGCGGCGCAGCTTGCGATGCTGGCGCAGCAGATGAATCGCAAGCGCAAGCGCGTCCCAATTCGGGACCAAAATGGCGACATCGTTGAAGTCAAGGAAGTCGATGATGACGAAGAAGACGACGACGAAAATGAGTTGCCGTCAGGAATGGCTAACTTGCCGCAGCCTCAAGCGGCGATGGGGATGTAATGGCTAACTTGAGCGGTGAGGTTGGTGAACTGCGTTTTACGGTGCAGATCACGCGCAAGGCCACGGGTAAGGTTGAGGAGGTCGAGCTTGTTGGCAAGCTGACTGATGTTGAACTGAAGGAGTTGACGAATGGCAGTGACCCACACGACGGCAGCACGGAACGCTGCAACTGATGCTGTAACGGCGCTGATTGGCGCCAACGGGCGATTGGCTTTTCGCCTGAGCGGCACAGTCGGATCACCCGGCACGGTGGTAGCAACGCTGAACCTGAGCGCCACTGCTTTCCCGGCAGCGGTTAGCGGCACGGCCACGGCCAACGCGATCACCAGCGACACCAACGCAACGGGCAACGCATCTCCTGTTGCGACGGCCACGCTGCAAACCAACGGCGGCACGGTGGTGATTCACTGTCAGGTTGCCGCCAGCGGTCAAGACATCAACATGACCAACGGGCTGACTGTGGCATCGGGTGATACGGTGTCTTGCTCCAGCCTGACCTACACCGCTCTGAGCGCCTAAGTCATGGCTCTGCCAAATGACTCAATTACCGTTACCCCCGGCTCGGGGGCGACGGTAGCCACACAACTGGTGTCCTCTAAGGAGTACCAAGTTGTCATGCTGGCGCTGCCTGATGGGCACATCCAAGGCAGCCTGCCGCAATACCGCATGATCTGCCCCGCGCAGGCGGTGGGGGCCAACAAGGTCTTTTTGGACCTGTTCAACGCCACCGGCAGTGGGGCTTCGCTGCGCATTTTGAGCGCCTATTGCTACGTGGACAACGACACGGCGGTGACCGGCACGCTGGGCGTTGAGATAAGTCTGACGCGCACCACGGCGGTGGGCACGGGCGGCACGGCGGCGACATTGGACGGCACATCGCTGACGGCGATCACCATCAGCGAAATGGATACCAACAATCCAGCGCTAAACGCCAACATCACGGCGCGGTCCTCGCCCACGGGCGGCGCGACTGCTGGGGCCTTGCTCAGTCAGCGCTGGGTCTTCACCGAAGAAACCTCGGCCCCGTCCGGTATCGCGGGCACTCTGGGTGCGGAGTTTGTGCGCAACGAAGGTGCCGAGGTGATCGTGCGCGAAAACAGCGGACTGCGATTTGTGCAGGGGACTGTGGCGTCGGTAGGTAACCTCGCCTTCGAGATTACGTTCGAGGTGTTCTAAGCCGTGCTTCTCCCGCTGCTTCTAGGTCAGGGGACGGCGGGAGGTGTCACGCACGACACTTCCGGTGCGCTGACGGGTCAGGGCTCTGCGGTTGCAGGTGCTGCAGCACGCACCAGAGCGCACGCCACTAGCGGAACCTTACCGGGCCAAACCGCTGCGGTGGTCGGTTCTGCTGCTCGCGCAGCTGGTGCCGTCACCCACGCTACAACAGGCGCTCTGACGGGTCCAGGGTCTACGGTTGCTGGCACTTCGGCGCGAGTGCGTCAGTTCGCAACCAGTGGCGTTCTTACAGGTCAGGGCTCCACTGCAACAGGATCAGCGGCACGCTTTAGGGCATTTGCCACCAGCGGCACTCTTACGGGCCAAGGATCAACGCTGGCGGGCGCGTCGGCGCGGACTAGAGCGCATCCCACTACGGGAACGCTGACGGGCCAAGGATCGACGATTGCGGGCTCTGCTGCTCGCGTTGCCGCACCAGTTACGCACGCCACTACCGGCGCACTGACAGGCTCCGGTTCCGCAGTTGCTGGCGCATCAGCACGCACAAGGGCTCATCCGACAACAGGAACACTGGCAGGTCAGGCATCGACGCTGGCAGGCTCTGCTGCGCGAACTCTGCTGCACGCCACAACGGGCGTTCTGGCGGGTTCTGATGCCATCATTGTTGGCAATGCTGCTCGCGTTGGTGCGGCAGTCACGCATGACACATCAGGCGCTCTTGTTGGCCCAGGCGCAATCATCGTTGGCGAGGCTGATCCTGCTCTACCGGCTTTGCTTGGCGAAAGCTGGATGCCGCAGATCAAGCGGCGCCGCAGATGGTCTGAGGACCGCGATGAGCGCGAGCAACTGCGCAAGGCCATCCTCAACGCCATTGAGCCTGTCGAGGAAAAAGAGGCCAAGGTTGTCAACGTCAAGGGCAAGGTGGCGGTTGTCACCAAGTCCCAGGCGATCCCGATTCCTGTACCGCCTCAGTTCGACGCGCAGGCTGTGGTTCGCATGGTCATGTCTGTGCTGGAGAAGCAAGGCATCGAGGCCCAGCGAGTGCGTGAGATTGAGGTCAGAAAGCAAGCGCGTATTGCGTTTGAACAAGAGCGCCAGCGCAAGCTGATCAAGCGCAGGCGTGAAGAAGAAATCATGTTGTTGATGGGGTAAGACATGCCAAGCAAGTCACCAGAGCAGGCGCGGATGATGGCTGCAGCCGCGCACGATCCCAAGTTCGCCAAGAAGGTTGGCGTGCCGCAGTCTGTGGCGCGTGAGTACAACCAAGAGGACAAGGGCGGCAAGATGCTTAAGCAGGCCATGACGATCAACGCACTGAGGAAAGGAAAGTGAAGCGAAGATTTATTCAAGACCCCGTGACTCTTGAGTTGATCGAGGTCACTCAGGATTACGTTGCGCCTGTGCGCGAGAGCGCCAAGAACCAAGGTGCGCTGTGGAATGACCGTCACTACGACGGGAACCAAGCGACTGATGGCACCGACATCAGCACGCGAGCGAAACACCGCGACTACATGAAGCGCAACAACCTGACGACGGTAGACGACTTCAAGGACACATGGGCTCAGGCCCAGAGTAAGCGTGAGGACTTCTACACGCGAGGCGGCTCATTCAATCGCCAAGATATTGAGCGAGCCATTTATCAAGTTGCAAATAAAAGAAGCTAAAAATGACTGAACCCACCACTATTCGTGAAAGCCTGGAAGCCGCGATTGAGGCAGCGCCTGTTGTCGAGCAGGCGCCAGCGCCAGAGCCCGAATACAGCAGTGAGCCAGCAGCGCAGGTAGCAACATCAAGCGAGCCCGTTGCATCTACGGGCACTGACCTAAATGCGCTGGCTGAACAGGAAAATCAGCCGCGTGATGATCAGGGCAAGTTTAAAAAGCCCGAGTCTCCAGAGATTACGCCTGGGCCAAAAGCTGGCCCCAAGGTAGACAAGGCTCCTGCATCGTGGCGTCCAGAAGTGCGTGAGCATTGGAACCAGCTACCTGATTCTGTACGCTCAGAAGTGGCTCGGCGCGAAACTGAAGTGCAGCGCACCTTGCAGGAAACTGCGCAGGCGCGTCAGTACGCTGAATCCATCAGTAGGGCATTCCAGCCTTACGAGGCTTACATCAAGGCCGAAGGTGCAAACCCGCTGCAGGTAATCGACAACCTCATGGGCACGGCGGTGCGGTTGCGTACATCGACTGGGCCTGAGTTGGCTGGCCTGATGGCTGGCATGGTGCAGCAGTTTGGCACTGGGCGCTTTGGTCAGCAGTTCATCGAGATGCTGGACTCTGCGCTGGCTGGCAATGCACCACGCCAAGACCCTGCGCAGATGCAGATTCAGCAGACGATTCAGCAGCAACTGGCGCCTGTGCAGCAGTTCATGTCGCAGTTCCAGCAGGCACAAGCTGCCCAGCAGGCTCAGGTTGCACAGCAGGCTGTTACTGAAGTTGAGCAGTTTATTTCTCGCGCAGAGTTCGGAAACGATGTGCGCAACGAGATGGCTGACCTAATGGAAGTGGCCTCTAGGCGCGGTCAGCAGCTATCTATGCAAGATGCGTATAGGCAGGCCTGC